CAACGGTGCAGCCCGTTATTTCGGCTATGGTCGCGCATGTTGCGAACCCCTCGGCAATATAAATGATTTGTTTATCTGAATTATCATTAAAAACAAAAAAGTTGCCCTCAACCTTGCTTTCAAAAGCGAATTTCTTTTCGCCGTTCTCTTTGATTGTCTGGATGCCAACTATTTTTTGGGTTGTGTCATAGATTGGTATAACCAATTCGCCATTGATGACGCGAACCCCATAAGGCTTTACATTTTTGCGCTTGATATAGGGATGTTGAGAAACAAGATTGGTTGTTGCGCTATCCCAAAAAGACAGAAACTTATTCTTTGTATTCCATGTTTTGAGCTGCATGTTTGCACCAGTTAGAGAAGATGGGTGAGTGCGTCATGGCGAACTGGAAACGCCACGATAAAAGGTGATCAGCCTCGCACTCGGAAGGGCAGTTTACTTTGATGCCTTGACTTTAGTCAAATCATTTTGCGTTTTTTCTAAAATCTTCAACACCGCACCTCGAGCCTGCGTTGTTCCTTTCTCCAATCTATGAACAGCGAGCCAGCCAATACCAAGACGTGAGCCAAATTGATTTTGAGTCTCCATTAGTGACTTGCGAAGTTCTTTGATTTTTTCTGGCGTCATGGCTTTAACCTTTTGCTGGGCGTGATTTTAGGGGTGGCGCAGTTTCCCCTTGCCTCCCGAAGCTATCAAAACGCTTGCCGGAAGAGCGGCGGCGAATATGTTTGCCTCCGCCCCGCGATATTTTGCGGCTTTGGTCGGGAGGTCTATAGGCTGGGTGATATAGACGAATTCCGTTCGCTCGATTATTTTCGGGGCTTCGCATATCTGCATGCCTCCCCAGAATGAGAAACAGCATAGGATAGCACCGCATATTAGTCGGCTTGTTGCTGCACAGCTAATCATGATTAGTTGCCTTTCAAAAATAGTTGAACGTATCCGCGCCTTTGTTCTATTCCAAACAATTCGGCGCACTATGCCGCAGGGGGCACCCCGCCCTCCCCTTGGATGAACGATTCACTTCCTATTTTCACCCATTCCGCCGCATCCCAATCATCCCGAACATCCCGAACTTCCGCTAGGGCTACTGCTTTGGCCTCATCTTCAGCCTCAATTTCTAGGCGGTAAAACGTGGTAACGGTTTTCGATATTTTATATTTAGGCATGACTAGACTCCCCTTGCTTTGTTGATAGCCTCTTGGACAATCGCGAAGGTGCCCTGCGGATATTCCTCCTGTTGCTGCGCCTGCGCCCATTGGTCAAGTTCAATCAGTGCTTCCAGCAATTCAGGCGCGGCGGCGATTAGTCGGGCATTGCTTTCGGCGTTAGCAAAATCTAATGGCTCGCTCTCCATGAATTGAGACAGTTTTTTAGACTCGGTCATGACGTATAGGTCGCAAACTGATTCGCCTGTTATTGCCGACTTTATGTATGTTCCATGCGTTCCGTTGTTCGCTATTACTAGAAAAGGTGCGGGTGTGTGTTGTGTAGTCATAATAGACTCCTATTTGTTTGTAGGTTGCCAGTGATCCGCACTGGCACGGTCGACACTATTACAGGGGCTTATGCGTTGTTTTTCGTTCCCGTTGCATCATGCCACGGGGGGGGCTAGGGTTAAGCTGTAAGTTCGGCAAGTAATTCGTCGTCACTCATCATAGTTTCTTCTATCGTCAAAGGTTTAATGCCCAAAAACTTGTATTCAGCCTCAATCTCCTTACGGCATGAAGCAATTTCGCGCTCGCGGAAAGACCGTTCGTTTTCATTTTTCGCATTGTTCATGCGGCATGTTTCGCGGCCAAGGCGATGAGTGAGTGCTTCTAGGTGCGATAAGTCGGTCATTTTGTCCCCCTTGTTAATTCACTCACAAGACAACCATAGACTCGCCGTTCATAGGCTATCAGCGCCCGGCGATGTTGCGGACTCCCGCCGCCGTATATCCGATAGGCTTTTTCTAGTGCTGATTCTTTCATGACTCGACTCCTGTGTGTTTGCAAGTTAACGGTTTAGGTCTTCTATCGTCGCCTCTAGCGTATCCCAAGTTACACCGTTGCTAGCGTCCCAATCGCGTTCGACACGTTCGAGAACTTGACGGCATTTTTTGAGCGATAATCTGGGGTTGATTTTCCTGACGTCATCCACGCGCCACACAATCGACAAAGTATTGTCTATGTCGTGGCAGATATTTTTTAACGTGCGATTGGCGTTTTTTAGCAAGATAATATGACTGTTTTCGTCGTCTGGGATTCCTGCGTCCCTATCGGCGGCAATCTCAATTTTGAGAACGGCGATTAGGTCGATTATGGTGTCGTGCGCCTGTGTAAGTGTGGGGTGTATCATGGGAGATTCCTTTCGTGTGTGTGGGTTATTCGGACTTATCGGCAAAATATCCCTCGAGTACTTCCACGGCACCGCCTATCTTTTCGGACAGCGCGTTTTGGTAATGGATAGTTGCCAGAAATTCCGAGTTGATCTTATCCAGAGTAAATCCGTACTCTTTCGCAAGTTCCAGACTTTCCATCAAAGAGGGATCGTTTTCTTTTAGTCTTGTTCATTCACGCGCTCGCGCAAGACTTCCTGAAAATCCGTTTCAGCCGTCCAGCTTTCAGCTTCGCAAGCGTCGATAAAATCGAATCCTTTGTCTTTCAGGATTTCGAGGATTTCTTGTGTTTGTGTGGTGGTGGTGGTCATGGTGTTTCCTTTTCTGTTTGTAGTCATGTGCGACTCCTATGGGTTTTACAGAGGCAGTGCATCAATATACGCGCCGATAGCAATGCCGACGATAATCAGCACAACCGTCACAATCGTTGTGATACGTTCTTTTCGTAAAACCGGGCGGCGGTCATATGTGGGGTAGGTTTTCATTTCGGTAACTCCAGTTTGTGTGAGGGTTAATCCATCGATATAAACACTATATCTAATGGATAGGTTTAAGTCAACAACAAAATATGTCTATCAGATAGTATCAGATGGATAGGGGCAATAAAAAACCCCGCTGGCTAGGTTAGGTAGACCACGCATTGTGCGCGATGTTTTTTAATTGTCGGTATCCGCTTTGCAAACAATTGTAAACAATTCTAAGCCCACTAAACAAAGGACAAATCGTATCTATTCTTATTTAATATATATTTTTTTTAATATACCCTTTACTCTCTCTCCCCCCCACTATAAGGCACTTTTATATTTTATTTTATATTGAGATTCGGAAATCAATTAAAAATACCCCCAAAACACCCACTATCCCATTGATTGTAAAGATGAATAATTAATGGTAATTGTTTGCAAACGCCTTTGCGAACAATTGTTAAGTGTTCGTTCATGTTTTGTTTTGATTATTATGTTGAATCAGTTCCACAGTGTGAAACGTAACGATTGTAAAATAGGCAGTTTCATTTCCACTTGGTCGGGTATAAACCTTCGCCTTTAGGCGGAATTAGCCTTTAGCTAGCTCTTTTGATATTAAAGCCAAGAAAGCTTGAGTTTTGAGATCAAGGGAGTGGGTGAATGTTTGGGAAAGATAGATATGACCGAGGAGCCCATACGGTACTGGAGCTGAAGTACCACTTTGTATGGAAAACGAAGTACAGCTATGCGGTTCTGAGAGGGAATGTGGGATTACGGCTGAGAGACTTGCTGAGGCAGATATGCAGCGAGAATGAAATGAGTGTTGTGAGCGGGAATGTGAGGTCGAATCACGTGCACGTTCTGATAAGTGCGCCTAGTCACCTTTCCCCCGCGAAAATGGCGCAGTATCTGAAGGGTAAAAGCTCGTATCGGCTACAGCGAGAGTTTCCACAACTGAAAAAGCGGTACTGGGGAAGTCACTTGTGGTCACGAGGATACTTCTGCTGCACTGTTGGTGCGGTGACAGAGCAGATGGTAAAGAAGTACATCGAGAATCAAGATGACTCGCCTCAAGCCATCAAGTTAATTTGTGGTTGACTTTTGCTCAAAATTTAGGCAATCATTAATCAGTACAGTCGTTAACATTTGTTTTTCATATGGCTAACCCTAACTGGCTCCCGGGAGTGTCCGGAAATCCAAACGGTCGCAAGCCCTCTGTATTTGCCACACAGGGCGATGTTGCGACTGCTCTCATGGAGCGTTATTCGCCTAGCGAAATACTCGCTATCGCCGCCGACCCCGCCCGCCTCGACAAACTGGGAAGTTGGTCTGCAATCGTCCTAATACAAATAGCTAACATGCTCAAGGCTGGCGATGATCTCGACTGCGCGGTTGAGCGGGAGCGGATGTTAGATCGGACGGTTGGCAGGGCTGTCCAGCACGTTGATGCTAAAGTTTCCGTTTCGGTCGAAACAGAGGCGGCATTACTAGAGGGGCGCAGGCGTGTGGCGTTGTCTAGAGGTGAGGCATTGCCAGAGGTTAGCTATAGCGTGGTAGAGTCTGAGCCTTCGCCTGTGCTATCGACGAGGACAAGCGCGAGGCGCGGATCGAGGCTTAAGTAGCTTCGCGAAGCGAAGCTACAACAGGGGAGGTGGGGGTTTTTCGACAGACCGAAAACTGTATATGTCCTCATGACGCGGAAACGCCGGCACGACTTTTGTAATGACACTTCTGGTTTGTAGATTTTTTAGAAAACCCGCGTTGACTTCTGTGGTGACATACGGTAGGATTAGTGACGAATAAATTTGGGGTACAGAAATGATTAAGTTTTTAGGGAATATGATGCGATCTATGTATGCGCCTAAGATGATTGTGACAGATACTGATGATTCTGCGAATGAAGTTAATGTACCTCATGTGTCTATGTATGGTGTAAATCCAATAGAAGTTGAGGTTGTATCATGCATTCAAGACGGAATGGCTGAACTTATCTTGGGGCAGAAAAAAGACCGTGTTTTTCTTGAGACGATAAATGAGATGCATCAGGCGAATTGGCATCATGCGATCAATGCGTTGAACGGGATGCAGTTAAAGATTGAATCCTTTGATGGGATGATAAGGGATATTGATGAGAGGGTGGGTGCGAAGCTTGTTGAGTTAGAAATAAAGTCTCGTATTTTGGATGGGCTTCAGGAATATGATAAGAAGTTTACGCAGAAGGTTAAGGGGAAGGTTTCACGGAAGGCATCTCGGAAGGCATGTCGGAAGGTTAATAAAAATGGAACGAAATGAACTGATACAGCTTCGTGTTACGACGAAGGAGAAGGCTGATATTGCGGCTAAGGCTGGGAAGATGTCGTTGTCTGTGAGCGAGTGGTTGAGGAAGATAGCGAGTGCGGCGAAATGAGCGCCCCTATAACAACTTTATGTGATTATCTTTCTCGCAATGGATGGAGAAACGGAAGATTGTTATGAGCGTATATCCATGCACCTACGGAGGGCGAACATTCAATTCACTGGCCGAAGAAGTCGCACAATTTTATAATGATCCTCTTGGTTTTGTGCTGTGGGCATTTCCTTGGGATGGGAATATGCTAAAGGGATTTGGAGGGCCTGATGAATGGGCATCGAAATATCTCATCCGTCTTGGCGAAGAAGTAAAAAAGCGCGGCTTCGATGGTAGCGCGGCAGTTCCAGCTATCCGGATGGCAACAACATCAGGTCATGGGGTGGGCAAGTCGGCAATGACTGCGTGGATTATATTGTGGACAATGTCAACGCGCCCACACTGCAAAGGTGTTGTTACAGCGAACACGAGTACGCAGCTTGAATCAAAAACTTGGAGCGAATTAAATAAATGGACCAACATATGTGTTACGGGAAACTGGTTTACGATAAACACGGGCAAGGGCGCACTAAGAATTTATCATAATGATTTCTCTGAGACATGGCGGTGTGATGCGATAACTTGCCGCGAAGAACAAAGCGAAGCTTTCGCTGGACTTCACGCAGCAAATTCGACGCCATTCTACATCTTCGACGAGGCCTCAGCTGTGCCAGACATCATCTGGAAAGTCGCTGAAGGGGGTCTTACCGATGGAGAGCCTCACATGCACGCTTTCGGCAACCCGACGCGAAACACTGGGGCGTTTAGCGAGTGTTTTACGACGATGAAGCATCGGTGGATATGCACGACGGTTGATAGTCGTACTGTAAAGATCACGAATAAGCAGCAGATTGAGGAATGGAGAGAGGATTATGGGGAAGATAGCGATTTCTTTCGTGTTCGTGTGCGCGGTGTGTTTCCTCGGAGTGGGAATTCTCAGTTTATTGGTGGAGATATTGTTGAAGCTGCACGAAAGAGGGAAGCGTATTATGATTTTCACGACCCTTGCGTGATTTCGTGTGACGTAGGAAGGTTCGGCGCGGATGCTACGGTAATTGTAGTGCGCCGTGGTAGAGATGCGAGAACGATTCCTTGGGTTATGATGCGCGGCGCTGATACGATGGCGGTTGCGCAGAGGATTATTGATCTGGCAGCGATGTATAAGCCAGATGCAATCATGGTAGACGGCGGCGGTGTTGGTGGCGGTGTTGTAGATCGACTAAGAATGTTGAAACAGCCTGTGCTTGAGGTGCAGTTTGGAGCGAATGCTGATTCTGATAGCTCTATGGTTGATGGCGCTGTTCGTTTTTATAACAAACGAGCCGAAATCTATGGTCGTATGCGTGACTGGTTGGCTGGTGGGGCGATACCTGATGATGCGGAGTTGGCGAAGGAATTGACGGCTGTTGAGTATGGTTATGCGATGAAGGACGGGCATGATTGTATTTTGCTGGAAAAGAAGGCTGATATGAAGAAACGACTTGGTGTTTCTCCTGATAAAGCGGACGCTCTGGCTGTTTCGTTCGCGTTCAACGTAGTTCCGAGTGACCACTATGAGGCGTTTAATAGCAGGCGTAGGAGCGGGAGTGGCTTTACTGGATTTTACGATCCATTGTCTGACGAGCACATAAGGAAGAGCACATGAAATATGTTTTGATGTTTTTGATTGTTGCTGCCCCTGCTTTTGGTGGTGACTATGATTACGACCATGGGTTTGAAGCTGGGTATTCTTGGTCGCCACCGCCATCTGAAACAACGAGCGAATATACCCGCATGGGGTATTGGGATGGGGTTGCTGCGCAGCAGAAGGACGAAGCTGACCAGAAAGTCGATGATGAGCGTATTAGAGAGCAATGGAGGAAAGATGAAGACACTCACACTCGTTAGGCGAGACGACATTGAAGAAGTGCAGTGGTTTATTATACCGAAGTTGATTTCTGCATGCAGGAGATCGGATGGGAAGTGGCTGGTTGATGATGCGCTCAGGTTTATTAGCGACGGCGCGTGGTTTCTGTGGATTGCGCGTGAGGGGGATGAGGTGACAGGTTTATGTATTACCGAGATTAACGAATATCCCCATGCGAGGTTTTTGAGATTTATCTGCGCGACGGGAATTCATGCGAAGGATTGGGCTGGGTTCGTTAAGCAGATTGAGGCTTGGGGTCGTTCGATGGGTTGTTCGAGATCACAGATTGAATGCCGCCATGGTTGGGAGAAGCTGATGAGTTCGTTTGGGTACAAGAAGACGCATGTGATACTGTATCGTAATATATGAGCTAATCGCCCTATACCTTGGTCTAATATCCCTGCAGCTCTAGTTTTGCTAAACTATCCCCAAATTTTATGGGGTATCCATGTTTAACTTGCGCTGTCACGGCATTATGAATTGTTCCCGCCTTGGGTTTGGTGGTGGGGCTACGCCAAAAGCACCTCCTGCGGCTCCACCTATGGCATCGCCAGCCACGTTGGCGTCGTCTTCTGTTGCGGCTAATGCTGCAAGTCAGAAAAACGCTATGGGGGCGGCTTATGGTGGGACATTGGAGAATGGCGGTCAGGGTGTTTCTGATTCCACGATAAATATGGCGAAGCAGACGCTTGGTGGTAACTGATATGTCAGTTGCAGATGAAATCGCCAATTATGAGAAGGCCTCGCCTAAACTCCTAGCTGAACAGGCGGCAACGGCTTCTGGTAAGAGCAAGCCACTTATGGAAGAGGCTGTCTGGAAGTCGATGAGCGATCATTTGTCGGGCAAACTATTGTCACTTTATGCTTGGAGACAGACGTGGTGGAGTACGAATTGGAATGACGTGGCTAGGTATATTGCGCCGCGCCGTTCTCTATTTATCACGCAGGGTTCTGGTGGGTTGCCTACGCCGAATTCTATGATGCGCGGCATCCCTATCAATAGCGCGATTGTCGATCCTACAGCCACGCTCGCACTGCGTTATTGCGCGGGCGGATTGGCGAGCAACCTTGCAAAGCCTTCTGCTCCTTGGTTTAAGATCATTCCGTTGATGCAAGGTATTTCTCTTGATGCGGATGCGCGTAAGTGGATTGAGGAAACTGAGAATCGTATTTATGGGGTTTTGAGCATATCGAATTTTTATAATCAGTTCGTTCAGGAATGCGAGGATATATCGGCATACGGAACGTCGCCC